ATCAGTCCCGTCTGCATATCTAGCAATAAACTCAATCTTCTTCCATACAGAAAGAGATTCAGTTCTCATTGTCCTTTCAGATAACCACTCAAACTGCTCACAAGTGAGAAGCATCTGTGGTTCTGGGGAGGAAAGTGCTAGCAGTAGAGGTAAAATCATGGGATGAACGTAGAGGTATTATACCTCGTTATTGGTATTTAGTCAAGCGACCCTACAGACCCAAAATTTTGCCGGAGTTTTTTCCGACGATTCCGGGAAACAAAAGTCAATTTTGGTTTAGCTTCTTGATTTCAAACAAAGATGACTTCTGATATTTTTTTATCTTCTTATACTCTTTGATGATTTTATTAATCTCACTGTTGGGAATTTTTACAGTGAGATCATTGTTATCATCTGCAGAAACAAATCCAAGTCCAGATCTCCTCTCTTCGTCTTTCATGTCGATGAAGTCGTTGATGTTCTCTTGGATCTCATTACGAATCAATTGATTTATTTGTTCTTTAAGATTTTCATCTTTCATTTCTTTTTCTTCTTTTCGTTTGGTACATATCCCCACATCTTGGGACTAACTGTTCCTTCCGTCCACTTCATTCCCCTAAAATCACGATACTTGTCCCAATATTGGTCAAAGATATCTGACTGAAGACCCTGAACAATATCATACTTCTGTTCTCCATTATCACCATAGGTAACTAGATAAGAGTCTCGTGGAAGACTTCTATCATTGGCAGCAGAAGGGTCACAGTCTGGACTTATGATATTAATACCCTTACCCATATCAAGAACGATTCCCCCAAACAATTTGCGGAAATGCTTCTGAGACAATTTCTTTAGTAATATTATACTTATCAGACAGTTTTTTATCTTTTACAAGACAAAGAATCTCTGCCTCAAGGGGATGAAGTCCTTCCAAAAGATTAATGAACATCGTTTCTCTACGAATAGAAGACAGTCCATTATTACCACCTCTGATAAAGTGGTAAAAATGCTTATATTCTTTACGAAGAGTTGTCTTGGCAGATTTGTCCGAAGTACCAATGGAGAAAGATCCAGTTTCATACATTCTACGTGCCTCTTCCGTAATCTTTGTAGAAAGAGTTCCGCTAGAAGTTGTTTGTTCTGCATATCCAGAATAAGGAACTACTCCCTCTGGAAGTGCTGAAATAATTGACTCATCAAAATTCCAAATCAAAAGCATACGAAGTGCATCATGATTGTACTTTTGAAGTACTTCTACTTTCTTTGCTTTTGATCTTTGTTTTGATGCGAGATTAAAAATCTCAAAGATTAATGGATTATTTGGAAGATTAAGAGAAGCAGTTTCTTTTGTCTTACTCGTCGTCTTCTTCGTCGTTGATTTCGTAGTCATGATAGTTATCAAAGTTAAATGCAATCACCTCATCTGGTATCAAGTTTCCTTGATTGTCAAACATTTCGGGGTGAGGTCTTGGTACTTCCCGATAGTTCATCATATATTCTCTAGCAGTCCATCCAATCACTAGTCCCACTACAAGAAATAAAATAGTCAGAAATGAACCAAAAACTAGACTAACTGCTAACATTTTTCTTTCTCCGGGAAATTGTCTTTCTTTTCCTTGACTTGAAGGAAAACTCGAAATAGATGGTAACTTCCCTATTCAGAAAGCAAACCATCTTTTCGAAGATGATATGAAATGGATAAGTCTGCTCTCTTTTACCTCCATTAAGTAGAAACTCAATACCACGATTTCTGTGGTTATCTGGTTTATTTATGTTAGGACTTGATGACTTGTTGTTCTTTGAGGAATTTGATTGTGTCAACAGAACCTCCCAATTTTTTACTGTCACATACTACCTGTGGGAAAGTAGATCCCTTCCCAAACTCAGCATAAAACTCTTCTTTGGTAAAATGCTCACCAAGATTATAGACCACATAGTTGCTGTTTGTCAACTCTAATACCTGCTTGACCTTATAGCAATATGGACAGTCGTCTTTTGAATATACGGCAAAATTCATAATTTTTTCTTTTAGAATCTATAATACTTGTTTTTTATTGAAATGTCAATACAACTTTATTTCCCTGAAATTTGAATTGGTGATTTCATTTATTTCTTTTTTAATTCTTGCTCTTTCATCATTTGTTTTATAAACTTCTCTCGCAAGAGAAATAAATTCATCATCAAACTCTTTCAATTTTTCTTTTTCTCTAATTTTATCTTCTACTCCCCACAGTTTCTCATTTATTTTTTTCAATTTAACTTCATGTTCAAGAATGTATTGTGTGAGTGTCATTTTGATTTGATTCAAGTGCTCCAATTCTTTCTGCACATATTCATTATCAGTATACATCAGTTTTATTTCAAGAATTGTAATTTTATCAATCAATTCCCCAACTGATATTGGGACTGTAATAATCATAAGATCAATAGGCTACACATCTAAAAGCACGAACACGATTAGTATTTGTTTTATTCACATAATTACTGGATCCATTTTGATAGTTAACTGACCAAGCAGTTGTGTCGTTATATTCAGTTCTACTCCAATAATTATGAGAAGAATAAGAATCCCAGTGAGATTTACACTCATATCCAGGATTTTCAAGTTCCAATTTTGTTGGAACAAACCAATCACGACAGGCAGCATTTGACTCTGCAGATCTTACAGCATCATCTATATTATCCCAGGTTGTTGATACCTCAGTAGATGCTGGTGCAACAATCCAAGCAATACCACCATTACGACATACCAAATTTCCAGAACTCTCAATGGTGTCACCCAATGACGCTCTCTGAACTAAAGTGGTTTCAAATCTTTGATGTCCTTCAAATGTTGGTCCAAATATGATTCCCATTATGGAAAAATTAATTTAATCCTCATGCTATTTATAATTCATGTTCAAAGGAGATTTATTGGTTTTGCTTAATGGTCGTTCCTTTTTATTTTCCCCCTCAATATTAAATATAATTTCTTTGTATGCTTTTTCAATTTCATCCTGTGTAAATTCAATCCTTGGCTCATTTAACCTAGAGGATAAATGAGAATGAAATGCAGAAATTCTCATTGCTTCGGGATAGAATTTTTCGTCCCTCTCAATAATATGAAAATTATCATATGTGATATTGATAGGATGAGTTCCAGCAACAACAACTGATGCCTTTTTATCAAAACATTTTCTGATATGCTGTCCGCAACTATCACATCCAATGAAATAATCAACAGCATCTATTATCGCACACCATTCTCTCAAATTTGGATCAGGATCTGGTTTGTATGTTTTTTTATTATGAAAATCTTTTGCTCCCATAAAAATTACATTATAATCTTTTGTTAGATTATCAATAAAATAATCTAACATATTATTTGGAATAGATCTAAGACTATCATCAAACACTCCAGAGTCATGTGGTGACGCAGTAGATCCATATGGTTGAATTAAAATAGTTTTCTCCTTTTTGTGTTGCTCCTTTGCCTCTTGGATGATTTCAAATGCCTTTCTTTTTTCTGCCAAAGAAAGGCGAAGTTGCATTGGTGGTAGATCATCATGTTCAGACGCTTCATTAATACAGATATCAAATGCTTCTCTCAAAGAGATTTCATTTCTGTAGTATGCAGGAATTCGATAAGGTTCTGGAGAGATTACCTTATCTGCTTTCCAGAACAGATCAAAAGATCCTTTTGAGTCTGGATTAAAAGTTCTCTCCTGAAGTTCGGAGAATCCCCAGGTAATGTAATCCCACCCAAGAATCATAATATACCACTCTTCATCTGGATGATTCTTATGATATTTAAGTAGTGCTGGAAGAGCAGTAATAATTCTGCCAAATCCACCATCAAGAGTTATAATTGTAGTCATTATGAATAAGAAATTTTGTTTGAAGGTGTAATTGGCGAAATTATATAATTGTTTAATACCAAATAGTCAATGTCAAGATTGATAAATGCTTCGATAGCATCCTCTGGTGTTTCTACAATGGGTTTTCCATTGTCATTGAATGAGGTATTTAAAATCACAGGAACTTTAGAAACATCATTAAACTTTCTAATCAGAGTTGTAACCTCTGGATATAATTCTTCATTGGCAGTTTGGATTCTACATGTATGATCTACATGTGTAATTGCTGCTATTTGATCTCGTTTATCTTCTTTAACTGTAAGAGAGTATAGCATATATGGGGAGCAAAAGTCTTCCTCAAAGTAATCGTTCAAGTGTTCTTCAAGAATAATTCCAGCAAAAGGTCTCCAGTTTTCTCTATGTTTTACTCTTAAATTCATAATGTCTTTATTGGATGCTGGTCCTGGGTGCATCAACAAAGAACGAGATCCTAATGCTCTCGGTCCAAACTCTGATCTACCTTGAAACCATCCAATAATTTTATTTTCACTAAGTTTCTGTGCCGTGAACTCACAAAGTTCCTCAAAATTATCATATTTTTTATACTTCAATTTAAATTTTTTCAATTGAGTTTCTACTTCTTCATCAGAATATTTTTTTCCAAGAAGAGCTATGTTTTTTGGCAAAGAAACTTTTTGTTTTGATTTAAATACTCCATAACATGCCGCACCAAAATGAAGACCAGAATCACTGGTGCAAGGGGGAATGTGAATATTGAACCCAAGACTTTTTATTCTACTATTTGCTAAAACATTTAGAAATGATCCTCCAGCAAGACATATATTATCTTCAAGATAATTTAGATCTCTAAGATCCGAAAAATATTCTACCATCGCATCTTCAAAATTTTTCTGAACAATATAAGCTCTTTCATCGGCACTAATTAAAGAGTAATGTTTATTCTGAAATACTATGTAAGGAAAATCTCCATATACTAGATCTTTTGATTTTTCATATTCCTTACAATCATCAAACTTTTCAGACTTTCCATAGGCAGAAAGTCCCATAATCTTACCATCCCAAGTCTCTCTATGCTCTTCATCATATTCTCCAATAGATTTTGAAGTCTTTTTACAATAAATTCGATGTGAATTATCGTGATAGTAAGCTCCAAAATTATTTGTTTCCCTTATGCCATTAAAAATCCTTAAAATATTTTTTTCTTTATTAAAGTATCCTATTGTATTTGTTTCATAAGATAAAATTTCTTCATACTTACTACCATACATTATAGATCCTGCACCATCTATTGTAACAATACTTCCCTCATTAAAATCAGAAGAAAATACTGATGATGCGACATGAGAAAGGTGATGAGATACTATATGGAATTTTGCATTTGGAAAAAGTTTTTCTACTTTTTCTTTAATTTCACCATTATAAAATCTTCTATAAAAAATTTCAACACACATTGAAGGAATATAAATTTCATCTACATCTTCATACGAAATATTTCCTTCTTCCAAACAGTATTCAATAGATTTTGTTGGGAAATTTCCTTCATATTTTTTATGTGTCAATCTTTCTTCAGAAATAGAAGAAACGTGCTCTCCATCAATGAAAAGAGTTGCTCCAGAATCATGTACCCAGGTATAATCTCCCTGATCATTTTTGGACTTATTCGCTTCCCAGTCAAACGCACCATAAATTCCCATTACAATCATTAATTTTACCTCAAATTTTCATTTTAATGACAACGTTTATTCATCAATCTCATCTAAAAATTTTGATGCCTCTCTTTCCATTTCATCCCAATTCATTTTATTAATCCCTTCATATCCAACTTCCGCCAGAAGTTTTATATATCCTCTCGGAACAACCTCAAGTTTAAAGTAATCCTTTACACTTTCATAATCCGGATGATCAGTTTGAATTCTTAAATCCAATACATGAAGAACTTTTTTCACATCTTCAAGAGTTTGGATTTTATCAACAGACAATTTATATCTTCTTGTTGGTTTTTCAGTCATAATTAACCTCAAATGAATTCATTTTAGAATATTTAGACCACCATTGCAAGTGGTTAATGTGAGGATCTTTTTGCCTCTCAAATTGAATATGAAGGGCGAGAGATGGTATGGGATTAACTCGCACTACATGATGCTCCCATATGTCACATATCGTATTTCCCTCATGAACCAGTTCATCTATTGGATCAACTCCATTCCAAGGTGTATACTTTGATGCTAGTTTTTCAAAAAGTTCCCAGTGATCTTGAAACACTTTTGGTGTTGTCATCATTGTAAATGTTGTCCATATTCCCTCCTTCCAATGTCTAATTGGAGTTCTAAACACCCTGCCAGGAAAGATATGTCCAAACTCATAATCCTCTGGATTGTCAAAAGGAAATAAACAAAGTTCCTTATCCAAATTATAATATGATTTTAGATACTGATAAGAAGATAACATTTCTGATATTGCTTCCGTGCAGTGCAAGTAATCATCTTCTACGGAGTATATTAGATCGGCATTAGAATTTTTGCAGTATTCAAATTGCTTGAGTCCACTAAAACGAAATCCAGGAACTTCAAGATCTATAAGTTTATATGGATGTTTGGAGTATGAAAAAATTTTCTGTATCTCATCAATACAATTTTTAGTGCAGTGGTCATTCAGAATAAGAAATGAAACTTCATGCTGCGAAATTACATTTGCAGAATTAACTAAGGAACTAACACATCCTAATAGTAAATTTTTTTTAGATAGATCAATATATCTTGCTTTGTCTTTACCATGAATGTTTTTTCCGTCATGTATTCTTACAACAATTTCAAGTTTCATTTTTCAATCTAATATGTTATCTCAAGAGATTTTTTTATCTCTATATTTACATTTCCTGCAATAGAAATACGATAATCATCACTGGTGTAAAATGGATATACTTGATGATTGAGACTAGAAGGAAACATTATCATTGTTCCTTCCCAAGATTTATCAACAGGGAGAGTCATGTTAGTAATTCTTCCAAAAATGTTTAGATAACTAAACGAAAACATGGAATTTAATTTAGTATTTGAATCCTTACAGTTTGAAAAATTTTGTTCTTCCTCATGATCAAACGGCACTTGAATCCAAACAACATATGATAAGCTACATGAATGATCATGCATTGGATTAAACTCATATTTTTTCTGAAAGTTAATCCATTGATCTACAACTGCAAATCTTAATTTATCCACATCACCACCCTCTTCAGAAGAAAGATAAAACTTTTCAGATGAAGATTGTATATAAGGATTTAAAATTTCTTGAATTATTTTTGGAGATTGATATTCTTTTTCAATATTACCAGCCAACTTGCTGTTCCATTTTTGAAAATCAGTTGAGTTTTCAAGAACTTTTTTCACTTCTACTTTAATAGAATCAAGATCTTTTGATGATAGTTTAGTTTTTACGAAAATAGGTTCTTTGTGGTAATGTGTTACATGTTTCATTTCACTAATACTGAATTTGTAAGTTTTGTTGTTTCCTCCAAAATTCTAGTCCACTATATTTTTTAACTATCTCAGGCGGAAGAATGTTTCTTGGGGGATTGTACTCCACTTCATTTCTTACCGTATGCAATCCTTTCAAATTACATTTTTCATCAAATAGATCATTAGAATATCCCACTTCCTTAAAATTGTGAGGGAAGTAGGGTTTTTCTAAAAATTCATATATCTGTCTCATTGTTTTTTCAGGTTCTCTACACAGATCCTCATACTCTATGATGTAAATCATTTCTGGATTAAAATAATATCCTTCATTTAACCACATTAAAGACTTAGATACTGTTCCATCTGCAGGTTTCATTAACAGATCACACCGCTCAAAACAGGATTCAAGACTAGACTCCTCAACTATTGTATTGGAATAAAAAGGATTTTTTGAAAAAATAATCTCAAATGAATTTAAGATAGAAACAATGTCCCTTACAGTACACAAAATTTTTGTATATGGAAAGAGTGATTTTAAAAAACTAGTTTTTTTAGTCCAAGTTCTTGAAGTGTCAAAGATAATTTGTTCCTTCCTATGCTTATAATATCCATCAAAAATTCCATATATTACATTCTTTCTTTGCTCTTCATTTACTAATAGATTAGACTCACTAGCACTGATTACCTCAAGGCACATTCCAGTTGCCGATTCTAATGGTGAAGATATATCGGCGTAAAAATTTGGATTTTGACTAAGAATACTTGAAAGCAATGTTGATCCGGATCTTGGAAGACCCGATATAAAATAATATGAATTCATATTATTTTTGTGGGTATATGGTTCCTTTGGGAAGAGCAATTAAACTAAAAGATATTGAGATTGTTTCTTCATCATGATCATTTGGTTCCACGGATACGGGAAGATAAGACGGGTATAACAAAACACTTCCCTCAACAGGAACAACACGAATAACTTCTGCCGTAAATTGATTCTTTTCTTTTGCAAGTTGGCGTCCATACCAAAGAGGATTCAACGATGGATTGCGAATACAAAATTTACCACTTCCATGTGGAGCCTTTAAATAAAAAATACCAGTAAAAGTGTCTCCATGTACGTGTTCACTAATAATACATTGGCGACTATCATTCACATTCAACCAGGCAGACGTTAAGGCAATATCACATGGAACAAAATCAAGATCAGAAACTGCTTTGAATCCCATTTGGCAGAAATATTCAAAAAGTTCTTTTAGTTCTGCAACTCCTTGAAGTGTATCTGGAGATTGATATCCATTAATGTTTGACCTGGGGGTTTCTTTTGTTGGATTATTTTCTTTGTATTCTTTTACTGCATTCAGAAATGATTCTTTATCATTTTCAAATTCCCAATAATCGCTCTGCCAGAAAGGAACAGAATAAATTGACGTAAGATCCATAATTCAAGAATAATTTTAACTATTATAATTTATATGTGTTTAAAAATCAAGTTTTTGTGTTCCCATAATAGATGACTTTGACCTTTTTATCTGTTTTAAAATTTCTCCACATGTCAACAACGATACTGTCTTCGGGAATATCGCAATACAATTTATCCTCCTTAAAATATGTTGTAAAGGAACTATGTGCTAATAGAATTACAGATGGTTCAAGAATTGTATCTTCTCCGACAAATGGATCAATATACTTTGGTTCAAATCCAAATTCTTCGCAATAGTTTCCAATCAAAATACTATAACTTCCATCAATGTAAGGAACATCTGGTTTGTATGCTTTCCCATGAATTACAATTGGCATCCCATTCTGTTTAGCCAATTCAACTAGTTTTAAAGCAATGTTCTTTGCCTGAACCTCACGAGTATGCATGATTGAACCGAAAAAATCATATCCCAAATCAAGTTTTTGAGACAAGTATTTAAGTGCGATATTGTCTCTAGGATGACAGGCACCCCCATCACCCATTCCCGCCTTCATATATTTGGAACTGATTATTCTATCTGTGGATTTGCAGAGAGCACCAGTAACTACATCTACATCAATATTACCTTGCCTTTCTGCAACGTCTTGTATCATATTTACAAATGATAATTTGGTGCTGACTAAAGTGTTATAAAAAACTTTAATACATTCACATTCATCCCAATTTGATACAACTATGGGTGGATCGTTTTTGATTACACTTTTGTATAATGAAATAAGAGTTTCCACTTCTCGATTGGATTCTCCACTTTCATTTCCCAGGATAATCAAATCTGGATTGATCATATCATGTTTGACTGATCCCATCGCAATAAAATATGGGTTATAAACAAACCTAGGATTGGTGACATACTGTACCAGATGTTCTCTTACTGTTCCTGGAAGAACTGTAGATATCAATACTAGAATCTGATTAGAATTCATGTATTGATTTGCCTCTTTGATTACATCCCGAACAATAGAATAATCAAAGTCTTTTGGTGGAAGATCGGAAATGGGTTTTCTACCATCATATTTTGGGTCGTGTGGAGTTGGAATAGCAATGAAAACGATTTCCACATCTTCAACTGCTTCTTTAATTGACGATTTAATGTCAATTAAATCTGTTTCTACATCTCGTATGTCATACCCTTTGACCAGATGCCCTTGTTCAGCAAATACTTCTGAACAGGGAAGACCAAGTTTTCCAAGACCAATAAACGATAAATTCATTTTCTTTCCAGATCAAGTGTGACACAATGAAATCCTCCACCAAGAGTTCTTTGATGTCTCATGGGAAGCATGACACATTCAATGTTGTGCCTTTCCAATTCCTTTCTTAAGTTATGTTGATGTTCTTCAAGAACAACAAGGTTTTGATTAATAGAAAACAAATTCATATTAATCCACTTAGAGGCATTATTATAACATGAATGGTATCCAATATCAACTGGTTCTGGACACCAAACAGCATCCCAATCACAAAATGGTTTGGGAAGGATGTCTTTCGACTTTATCCTCTCAGGATTAAGAAGCATCAGACCATCTCTTAAAAATGCTATGGTGCTATCAATGTGCATGTAACTATAAACACCTTCAAGTGTATGAACCTTTACAGAACTTCCCAACAAATCTTGAAGTAATTGTGCTCCTTTTTTATTTCCACTGTTTGAAACAAGATACAGAACATCCCCATTAGCACGAATAATGTTTGCAGCATCAAATGCTGGTGAATGTTCTGTCAATGAAAGTACATCCTTATTGCCCAAGCATTCTAAATTATAGAGTCTTTCATCGTAAGAACAATCAACAGAAACCACATTGTTTAAATGTTTTTCAAATGATTTCCATTCATTATGTCGTGCCCGAATAGGCATTGGCGTTGAAAGAGTTAGTTCACCGTGGATAAAAACACTATCTCTTGGACAATAGTTGTAATACTTTGGATTGTTTCTTTCTGGTCTAACTACCTCAACACCTTCAGATCTTAAGAATCTGACAAAGACCTCAAGATCCTCAGATGCTTCTTCTATTACTTGCTGAGGATAATTTCCTACAGAAATTTCCGACGTATCACTTACGTCGGCATAGTTTATAGTCCTCATACTCAGTTCAATCTCTGGAATTTTTGATTGCTCTACAACTCCAACAACAACTTTATTAAGTTGTGCCCATTCATTCTTAGAGTTCATTATAAAGATCTAATTGTAAAAATGGTCAAATTTATTTCTATTTGATTTTTCATAAAAACTAACAGGAATTAATGGATCGTTTTTCTTAAATCGTGCTGATAAAGATTCTGGATACTTTGGACACATTCCACATACAGGTTCTGCCTTTCTATTAAAAAATTCAACAATTTCATCGTCAGTGCATTTTGGAGTTAATGGAGTATATTTTAAATAAGGATTCCATTTTTCAGACAATAAATCACCATATTTTTCTTTTTGCAATTGTAAGTATGCAGTCATGCAGCATTTGTATATGTTGTCTTCGTACAATTGGAAACATTCATGACCAGAACGACAATACTTCCAAGCTTGTTCCGGGTCTTTATGGTCGAAAGGTTCAAAATTAATCCCAAATCCTTTATATGCAGTAGCCCAGTTATTATACATATCATTTACGTTTATTTCTATATCATAAGACTCCTTCCATTTATCCAATATTTTAAAAACTTTGGATAATTTATCTACATATTTTATATTTTTTGGGGTTGAATGTATTGATATTGATAAAGCACAATTTGTTTTTTCTAATGCTTCAGGCAAATCTTTATGATTTTTTTCATTTAACAATAATCCATTTGTTACAAGTTCAAAACGAGAACCTTTTGGTTGTGTCCACATTTCCCGTGTTAGATAAATTATATCTACTAAGTTTTTGTGTAGTAAAGGTTCTCCTCCCAAAATTGCCATAAATTTTGGAGATACTCTATCACTCCACAAAGAGTACCAATTTTCCAATTCTTCAATATCAACAAACCAATTATGTCCATGATTTGTAAAGTGCATACATCCCTGACATGTTAAATTACAATTATGAGTAATGTGCCACTCTAAATGAGGAATTTCTATCATTTGCTTTCTATGAATAAAAGGCGATTTTACTATTCTTTGAATCTTCCCATCTAACTTTTTTGGTCATTATAAAATCGTTTGATTTTCCAAAAGTAAAGAAATCTTCTAGGTCAAATTTATGATGTTCATTTTTCCACCAATCATAATACAAATCTCTACATGGTCCATGCCAGTCTCTTGGCATTCCCTGATCATCATAATCGCTACCAAGGTCGGGATTATTTGTAATCAATGGTATGGAATATGTGTTCCCACCACGAAGAATAAAAACATCCACCATTCCATAGATACTTCTCAATCTAACATCATTATACTTGATATTTAATTTAAACTTATTTCCAACACAGTGCATCTTAATAAGTTTTTTTGCATAATCACGATTTATTAAACATGGACCAAATCCATGATTATAATGAGGTGGATGAAGAAAGAATGGAATTATCTCCCTATTTTCAAATCCCAACTGAATACAATCCCAATTTTCTGGAATATTATTCATCAAATAATCCCAGTCAAAATTCCAATATTCTATTAAAGATAAATCATAGTCATCTTCCATCATAACCATATATGGATCGTCAGTTGTTTCCAACCAATTTCCAATCATTTCTAAATGGGTGATTGAATTGGCAACAGCAGGAGATCCATATTTTACTTCTTCATCAAGAACTAAATGTTCCCATTTATCCTGTTCAGTCGAAAGATATTTTGATGAAGATACTCTATGATAATCTTTTATTCCCCATCTATCAAACTGAGACTCCATGTATTCTCTACGATCAACTCTATGATCCAGATTCATATAATATACAGTTGGAAAATTTTTTAATTTATCCATCAATATTCTATGCCCATTTTTTCATTCATATGTTTTTTTGATATACATTTCAATTCTGGTATTACGTCAAAGAGTCTTTCTCCCCTTTTATCATCTTCAAAAAAATTATAATCTAAAAATTCTTTAGATTCATATGCATTATTTTTAACAGACATATTCAAATCACTGATGACATGTGCAAATAATTTTGAAATGTCCACTCCATATTTCAAACGATATTCTTCAATGTAAGTTTCAAGTTGTTTTGATATTTCCAACCTATATGATTTTGGAAGAACAGCAAGAACATTATGTAGAGATGTCTCTAAGGTTAATTCAAAATTACTATAGTTATATCGTTCAGAAATCCACCCAATTTCGATCAATCTATCTATAATTTTTGGCAACCTAAAGACATTGTAAGAAGAGACTACAATATTTGTATTAACATTAAATTTCTCCTTACTCAATGTAATTAAATTTTTTTGAACTGTTTTCCAAACTGTACCTTTGCGTATATATTCTGCTCTTTCATCAATCTCATCAATACTCGCAGTAACTTTTAATTTATCTGGATTGAACTTTCTCCAGTAATCTAAAACAGATTTCCCTTTATAGTTTAGGATTGACATATTGGTGTTATACCAAATATCAATGTCCGTCTTTCCTTCTGAAATAAGTCTATCCAAAACATCATAATGTTCATCCATTAGTAATGTTTCCCCTCCAGCAAATTCCATAAATTGCAAATGATCAATGTGCTCATCTAAAAATTTTGGAATGTTGAGGTCCTCAGAACAACTGACAACAATATTATTATTAATTGAACTACTAAACGTTGGACTACATATTCTACATTTAAAATTACACTTATTACTAATTCTAAAATCCCAAGCCTTTATTTTTACTTCTTTCACAGATCCATCTGGATTTGTTTCTTCTTCAACAGAGTCAAAACAACTACTTAAAACCTCATTGTATTTTTCTCTAAGACTTTTTTTTCCATGCCCCTCTTCAAACCTACAAGCCCAACACACCTCTGGAAGAGATTCTTTTAACATTTCCAATCTCAATTTTTTCATATTATCACTATTCCATATTTCATCAATGCTTTGTTCCTTTATGTTACCAAGAAAAATTGGATTGGAACAACATGGAGACACAACTCCCGATGGGAGAAGTTCAAGATAAGTCCATGGTATAATACACTGTGGTTTTTTCATAAATTTTAATTAAATACGGACATTCTTTCTAGATTGGGATAGTTTTCATGAGTCCATTTTTTTGGTTCCTCATTAGAAACTTTTGAAATTTTTTCTAATCCAAGTTTTGCTATCTCGGGAGTCATGTAATAGTGATATCCTATGGTATCTATATCTTGCTCCATCCAAGGAGTGTTTGGAGATCTACCATCATATGACATTTTTTTCAGTATATCATAATCACCTTTATTTTGCAATAAAATCATTCCACCCCTACCTAGACTAAGGTGTTTTCTATACTGAAAACTTAGGCACATGAAAGTGTTTTTTATGTATCCACCTTTCTTCCAATAAACTGCGGCATCTACAATATTAGTATTACCAAGAAAGTAATAGTCTTTCCATTCTTGATATTGAAACTCCCAGTTCAAATTAAGTTTTTCTAGTGTGAAAGGAACTGAAATATAAGTATGAGTTGGTATGGTTATATTATTAAAA